ACCTGAAAACATTGCTCAAGAAGATATTGCACAATATACTCATGAGAAACAGGCGTTCCTAAGTCATGTCAGAGATCAAGGGAAGGAAATCCCTGCAAACTTTAAGAATGCAGATGGTTGGTTTGATAGTTTGTTTGAAGCCCAAAAGAATTATACTCAAGCTCGTCAAGAAATTTCTGAGCTTAAGACTCAATATAATGAAAATGGAATTACAAATCCAAACTATGATCCCAACGCAGGACAACCTGCCGTTGAAGCACCTATTGCTGATCCTCAAAAAGGGGAGCAGCTTCAGATTGATACTCCTCCTGAACCCACTACGAAAGAAAGTGCCTTAGATCAGGTTACTGTGAACGAGTGGAATAAATGGGGAGAAGAAATCGAGGCTAATGGAGAACTTACTCCTGAGTCTAGAGATCAAATCAGAACAAAGATGGGTGTTACTGATGAAGTGATTGATCATTTTGTTTATGGAAGACAAGCAGCTAATAAGGAAGCTTTCCGTACTGCTGCTGGTCATGTTGGGGGAGAAGAAAACCTCAATAATATTTTGGGTTGGGCGAGAGATAATCTCGAAGGTGGCGAACGGGATGCTATTAATGCACAGCTTCGTTCACCTAGTTATGCTACAACTCTTCTGGGGTTGCAACAACGCTACAATCAGGCTGCTTCTAGTATAAGGCGACAAGAGCCTACACCTACTCCAAACAGGAGACAAGCGGGTGAAGCTATGTCTAAACAAGTTGTAGGGTATGCAAGTCAACAAGAGATGATGGCAGATATGAGAAACCCAAGATACAAAGTTGATCCTCGATTCCGAGAAGCTGTACAACAAAGAGTTAATGCTTCTCAAGGAATTATACAGGGTCACTTTTAATTAATGCGTTTGAAACAATAAATATTCTTAGGGGATATTGAATGGTTTCCTTTTACCAAAGAACTCGAAAGAATAATTCTAAGGTAGCTGTCGTATATTGTATTTTTATTTTAAATTCATAATATATGATAAAGGAGATTTATCATGGCATTTAGTGGAGATCAAATTCTACTTCATGGAGATATCGGGTATCGAGCAGATACTTCGCTCCATACTGCTACAACTCCGGGTGCTCCGGGTCGTTTGTGGCTCCCGATATGGTCGGGTGAAGTCATCAATGCGTATGACGAATATAATATGTTTGAAAATTTAGTTACTAGCAGACAAATTGCTAGTGGTATGCAAATGGAGTTCCCAATCACTGGTACAGTAGGTCTTAACGCTGTCTGGGCTGCGGGTGAAGAGCTTGGTGGTGGTAACGATAAAGACGGTAACTCACCAATTTCAGATTCATTTGTTGTTACTTTGGACAAGCGTCCAATGGCTGCTCACTTCGAGCTAGACAACATTGACCAAATGGTATCACAGTGGGAATACAGAGCAGAGCTTGCACGTCAAGCTGGTTTGCGTCTTGCTTCTACTCGTGATAAACAACTTGCGTCTTTCGTATCTCGTGCTATATGCAACAGTATTGAGCTTGAAAAGACTGCTATAGATACAGTTTGTTTATCTTTTGACGAAGTTGGTGCTCCGGGCAACGATTCCACTTTGTGGGGAACTGTTACCGCAGGTATAGCTAGTACACGAGGTATGCAACCTAGACACCAGTTTGGATTTGCAAGAACTCGTGATAACTTCCAATACTTAGGAAGTGGCACTGCATCTGCTGCAAATAGAACTACAGCTGCTTTAGAACTTCTTCAATATGTGGAAGACTTCTTAGTACGTCAACAAGAAGCTGACATTCCTGAAGAACCATACTTCTTAGTAGTTGAACCAAGAACTTTCCAAGATATCCGTGCTCTTGGTGTTGCTCGTGCAACCGGCGATCTTGATGATGGCGGTCGTAGACCTTTATTCGGTGCAACTGAAGACATGGGTGGCTTAGGTGCTGGTTTATCTCAAGGTATGTTTGGACTAGGTGATACTCTAGTTTACATGGGTGTTACTATTGTTAAGAGCAATCACCTACCTGTTGCAAACTATGCAACTGTTGCCACAAGTAATCCTGATGCATCACCTGACACTAATCTTGTACCAGTTATTGGTGAAGATAAGTATAATGTTCAAGGTCTTGAAGCTGGTATTAAAGCACTTATGTTTACAGCTTCAGCTATTGCATCAATTAGACTACAAGGTCTTAAAGTTGATACAGTAGATGATGTTCGTAGAAATACAGTATTTACTGTTGCTTCTATGATGGGTGGTACTGGTATTCTTAAACCAGAATGCACAGGTGTTGTCCTTGATGGTATCAAGTACAAAGGTTCTGTAACTGCTGAGGTGGATGACATCGCAGGAGGTGCTTTAGAAATGAACGAAACTGATACTGATGATATTACGTTAGCAGAAATTAACGCTTCTGGTTCTGTAGATGCAGCTAAAGGTTCCATTCTTATTGACCTGTATGGAAATGCACTATTCAATGGTAAACCTGCACTTGATTCTGCACTATCAAATAATATTCCTACTGGTCTTGGTGCAATACCGGGAGCATTTGTTAAGTCATAATAATTATATTATTTTTATTTATAATATTATATTGACATTCGCCCTCTCTTCTCGAAAGGGGAGAGTGGGTTTTTAGTTTTTTATAAGGAGCACTATAATGGGAATGATTTCTAAGTTAGAAGCTATTAATCGTATGCTCCTCAATAGTGGGGAGCAAATAGTAACATCTCTTGATGATGACCAATCTGTTGATCTAACGATAGCTAAATATGTTTTCAATGAAACTGTTAGAGACTATCAGTTAAGAGGTACACTACACAACAAAGATATCAAGAAGTATTTTCTTGGTTCTGTTGTAAACATGGGTCTACCCACTACTACTACTGCAAATACTGTGCTGTTGGATTCTGGTACACTGAAGACGTTTACGTTTGATACTGGATTATCTATTAGTGTTGTTTTTACAGCCAATACTATTCCATCTGATGGATTAACATTGGCTTCTTATGGTAAGAATTGGATTAAACAAATAGAAGAAGGCGACTCAGGACATGATGCTATTTCTAATATGTTCGGGACTACCACGACATCCGATGCTGTTAAGTTAAGAACTATAGATGGTACGGATACTAGTGTAACTGTTGATGTTTCCTACCTTATGGGTGTCTGTGAAAGCTTTACCGTATCTCCTAACTATAATGGGTCTGGATTTGCTGATGGGGATGAGGTAAGAATTAAACCAGTAGCTTCTGGCTTTGGTGCTGATGGTAATCATGGCGGTACTCATGCCTTTGAAGATCCTCTCATTGGAGATCTAGAAACAACTAGATGGATCTGGGATTCAGTAAGTGCTGCTAATACTACTAGTAATACTAGTTGTTGGGGAGCTGAAGAATATAATGCTGGTGGTGTCGTATGTACCGTAACTGCAAGTACTGGTGCTCTTCGATATTTTGAAGATGGTTCTGGATCTACTGCTCCACAAAAGACTTCTTCTAGTGTTCTTCTGGATACTAGTACGTCTGTAACCAATGCAACAAACAACTTCTGGAACCTATCAACATCGACTACCAAATCCTATCCGGGATATAACTATAGTTCTAGTAAAACCAAGAGTCAAGAGATTCAATACTTAAGTGGTACTGGTACTGGTAAAAGAGCTAGGGCTAATATAACACTGGCTGATGGTGTTGTCAAAACATTAGGTGACTTTAAGGATAGAGGAAAACTAAACACAGCAGGAACCTATGTCCTTTTCCCTCCTTATCAAGGCAGCTACCAAGATCTTAGTGGATCTAGTAGATCTAGTGTAACTACAACTATTAAAAATAATGTGCTTCCTCCCGATGTTGAATCGGATAGTAATGCAAGTTTGTGTCTTGAAGATGCTGGTGAACTTAACTCATCTAACTTTACTGCGGCAACGTGGTATACGTTTGATAGTAGAATAGCAGGGTTGGATGGAACATCTAAACTTTATACTCATCCCACCTCCTATACAGGAGACGATGGAGAATCATATACCTGTCAAATTAAAGGATATGTTAATAATAAAGTATTAAACCCTATTACGTTTAATCATTATTTACTACGAGAGCTAACTACTATTGGAACAGCGGCATACACGGCTACTGGATTTCAAGAACAAATTCTAACCTCTACTACTAAGAGTTCTGGGGGTGTTAACTGTAAAGCATTATTTAGAGAATCATCAGACAAACTCATTGATGTTCAGTTGGTAGATGGAGGATATGGATGGGAAGTAGGAGATGTCATTACATTTGTTTTTGCAGATAGCTCTAGTGTTCCAGCAGATACAAGCGTTGCTCTTAAACAGAAGAAAGTAAGTATAACAATCCCTGCCTCAAATACATATCATCCGTCTGGAAGATCTCTTGTTTCTACTCTTGGAATTCAGAAAATTAAAACTATGCCAGCATCTTCTAACTATAGAGGAGAAGCTCTTTGGCATGGTGGTACTACAGACGATGATACAGGATCAGTTGGTTGTCTTCATATGCTTGGTATGAATAATATATACGGAGCAACTGGAGGTACTGCTGGCTTTGATTTTGCTTCTGGAAGTACAGGTAGACAATTATATTATCTTGTTTGGGATACTGGAACAGATGTAGAGAATTGTATTATTCAAGGAAATGAGTCTGCAAGCGGAAATGTAGATCTTGAAGCTATTGTCGATAGCGGTAGAGGATATGAGGTTGAGGTTGGAAGGGCTAGTTCTTTGAAACTTAAGAGAGTTTCTGATGATGTAGAATCTGTAGCTTTGGATATTAAGTTAGGGTTTCCAGATGCGGGTCTTGGTTCTGTTCTTAGTGCTATAGCCAGCAAGAGAGGTATTACTGGTCCTCTAATAAAGATGAAGAGAGAAGTAACCAGTACAAATCAGAAGACAGTAGCCGATGTTAGTTATCCATCGTCAGGTGCTCTTAGTGCAGAGTCATACTTTGCTCCATCGTTCTACTTTTATACAGAAGATGCAGCCTCTACCTATAATTCAGCTGATGATCAGAATCTATATACTGGTGTGGTTGATGCTGCTACTCTTGTTCATAATGGTGCAGACTATACTGCATCTACGACCCAAGAATATGAGATTAATGATACTGGAGCAGGTGCAGCTGCTAGTTTGACCGCATTTGTATTTGCTGGAGCGATTGATCTTGGAGAAACCATACAATTTATTTCTACTGATGGTACAGATAAGACTTATGAGTATAGTACTTCATCTAATGGTACTGTTCTTACCAACGGTAATATTGCTGTTAATAGAGATACTTCCCCTCTTGCTGCTGAAGCAGCTGCTAACTTAAAAACAGCTATGGAGGGTTCTAATGGACATGGTGGTTCTAGATTTAATGTAGCAATAGCTACTAATGAATTAACTATTACTCAAATGATAAAAGGAACGGCAGGAAATACAACAGTTACTGTAAGTAGTTCATTTAATGATGGTATTTCTGGTACTGTAGCAACCGCCTTTACTGGTGGTACTGATGCTAGAGCAAGTCTATATATCAGTGATGTATTAAATGGTGTTATTACTGACTTTACTATTATGAATCCCGGTAGTGGGTATGTTGTAGGAGATGTTCTCACGATCAAGTCTCCTTCAACCAGTACATCTTCGGTTGTATTTAGAGCAGGAGAAGTTACAAGCGGATCTATATCTGGATTAACTTTGAAGTATACTGATAAGACTGATATTGTCGGACCCGATGCCTTTACAAGTTATGGTTGGGGATATAGTAATGAAATGGTAGATGATAATACTAATTATCCAGATGTTACTTCTAATGTAACCGAGTTTGCTGTTTGTGAGGTAGTTAGTGGTTCAGGTGTTATTCATGATGCCGTAGCTTCGGTATTTAATGTAAGAGGTACAGTAGGAGGAACAAATACTATTACAAGTGGTGTAGTTTATGCTGTTGATGACCAAGCCGATGACACTTCAAGTGCCTTAGTAAGAGGTATGCAACTGACTGTTGATGGAGATAGTACTGTTATTTCTAATAGTTATGTTTCGTCTATCTTCAATCTTACAAAAGTTAAAAATGTTCAGCCAGCTTCGGTATCTATTCTGTCTTCTGGACATAAGTATTCAGATGGAGATACTGTTTCCATTAGCTATACCGATACCGCAGGAACAAGTGCAACATATTCCCTTCCTGTTAATGCTATATCAAAGAAGATAGTCTTACAAGAAAACGCAGAGATATTTGACCTTACCGAAGGTCCTGTTAATAAAACAATCTTATCTGCAAGATATGCAAATGGTCATTTAGAAGGCGACTTTGAATATGATAGTGATGATATTCTAATAAATGGTGCAGACTATTTTAGACAACAAGATGGAAAGATATATCTAAAGAATCTTACAAACGATACTCTTGAATGGGATGATACTAAAGTTACTGATGGTAGAAATGTTGAAGTTATTTATTTCATTCCTTGGGAAGAAGTTGAAACTTCTATGCAAAGTTCTATAATAGATAGTGCTGTTCGAGAATATCAAAGAATAGTTGTTGGAGACTTGAATGTAGATCAGATTCTATTAAGACGAGAGACAGAATCCAAATGGCTGTCTAAGTCTAAAGATATTACCAGTCGTGGAAGAAATATTTTAGTTACTGGTGATCCTAATGTTTATAAAGCTGTTCACAGAAATAGGACTGTAGGATCTAATGATGCTTGGCCTAGAAGAAAATGGAGAGGACTACCTAATGGCTAAAAGAAGTAGTAAAGTTGTAATACCTATTAACTCTCTTAGTGGTGGAGTTGGGAGAACTCCTCCAAGCAAACGGCAACTAAACGAGGCACAAGAACTAGATAACTGTATTGTTACTATAGAAAAATCTTTAGAGAAAAGAAATGGATTCAAGTTTATTGATGGTACTGTTGATGAGGATAGTGATAGAGACGGAGCTTTGAACATTCCTTTGCTTAGTGCAAACGATGACGTACACTTTGATTGGCTGGATTTAGATGGTTCCAATAGGTTTCTTATTGCTATTAACTCTTCTTCTACTAGTTTTGAAAATCTTATTTCTGTATTTAAAATAGATGATAATGGTATTGTTACAGAAGAAACTGTAGATACTACTGTTGAAAATGCTTCAGATTTTTATGACTATGTTACCTATGCCAAAGAAGCTTTCTCTACAAGTGAAAGATTAAAGACAATTCCCTTTGGTTCTTCTTTGTTTATTCTCAATAATCAGGTAGAAGCAGGATATGAACAAGGATTTCCGGGAGAAGATATTACCTACCTAACCTCCAGATATGCTGAGGGTGGGGAGATTGCTGAGTTTAAGACAACTATTAATGTAGGAACTATCGGTAATATTAATAACTTTAGATCTTTAATTGTTACTTGGGATTGGGTAAACGAGACTCTTTCAGATATTGAATCAACTCCAGACGAACTAAAGACAGGTAGTTTTAGTGCGTCTCTTGAAGCTATAACTTTTACAGATACAGCCGCAGATCCAGATGTTATCAGTGTTAACTATCCTCGAACAACCAATGATATTGTTCGTTCTTTGCTTAAAGATCTTTTGTTAAATCCACCCGGAGGTAATAATTTTCCGTTTGAGCCTGTGTCTATTGAGATAGAAGGAACAACTGCCGAAGCGAAGATAGTTTTTAAGTCTACTACAGAATATAAATACTCTATGGTCGTTACTGCTGTAGAAGGTGTTGAGGATTCAACAACTGGACCCGGTTTTACTGCTGCATTAGATGTTAGTGAATCAGGTTCTGCTCATACTTCTCAGATTAATGTTGATAAAGACATCAGAACTGATGATGTTCTGGGTCAATCAGTTCAAAACTTTTCTAAAATTCCTTTGCCGCCAGCAAGCGATGATAATGTAAATCTTAATGGTGCAGAAACAGTCTTAGCTGAGATTGCAGGAGAGACAGGAAGTACTGCGGGGTATGGTAAGGTTTTCTTTACAAGAGAATCCTTTGGTACTACTCCTTCTGCATACTATAGAACTATTAGTACCGATAAACAACCTTTCTTTGAGAGAATTAGATCTCAAGATGGAAATTGTTTATTCGATAAAAAGAAAATGCCTATTATTCTTGACTATGTTACTACTGAGAACAAGTGGGTTGTTAAATATCCTACTTGGAAAACAAGAACAAGCGGAAATAAAATAAGTAATAAAGGACCATTGGTATTTGAGGATGGTGCTAAAGCTAAGATTACGGATATGTGTATATGGAGGAACAGACTTTGGTTTGCTTCTGATGATACTGTATTTTCGTCTGCAAGTAATGACTACTTTAATCTTTGGCTTGATGACCCTGATAATATAGTTGATACCGATCCTATTGATATACGAGCTGGTGCAGAGAAGTCGAGTACTATAGCTAGTATGGTTCCATTTAAAGATTATATTTTTGTTAATACTCTAGGAGATACACAATACGAAGTGGTGGGCTCTGAGAATCAAATCAGTCCCTTTACTGCAAAGCTTGCTCCCTCTTCTTTTTATTCTACTGAACCTTTGATTGATCCTGTTCCTATGGGATCTCAGATATATTTCTTTTCTCCTTATAAGTTATTCCTATATTTTTCTAGCTCATCTGCTACAGTTAATCAGGCTATTGAAGTAAGCAAACATGCTGAAGGTTATCTACCAAAAGAAATATCTTTAATGGAAGCTTTACCTAATAAAGATATGATTATTATGGTTGATAAAGTATTCTATAATACAATGTATGTATATATAAATAGATGGGAGGGAGATAGAGTAGCTCAGAATGCTTTCTTTAAATGGACTCTTCCCTCTAATTCTAAGGTTCTCAGTGTAAGAGAATTTGATAATGAAATATTTATTACGGTAGCACGTACTTGGTATACGGCTTTTGGTACAAATCCACGAACAAGTATATTTCTACAACGAATGAACATGAATACAGATCCAGAAACAGTACCAAGAATGGATCGAAGATCTGTTAGTAGCGATTATCTATTTAGTCCTGAGGGTAACATTGCTATTATTCCTGAGTTATACGTTACCTATGCTACTATTACTGAACTTGGAGAGATCTATACTGGACAGGCTGACTTCTTTGAGTGGGAAGTGGTAAACGAAGGAGCTATATCCAGAAGATTTAATGCGTCTATATCTTCTTATAATTCTGATGATAATTTTATAGAATGGGAAGGTGGAGAAGCACAAGAATATCTTTACAATCCAGAAGGTACTGGATATGAATTACTAAACTCAGGTAGCTTGGCTCCAGATGGAACTCTTTTAGATAGAACAACTGTATTTCATAAGATTAATGAAGAAAAATTAAAAGTTAGATATAATGAGTTATGTAATTCCTGTGATGAAACGATTATGTTTGAGAATGAGAGTGTTTTTGAGGATATTACAGATCCTGATAATATAATTGAATATAGAAGGAAGCATAGGTTCTTTGTAAACCAGCTTACACCACTTGATACATGTCCATATGGCAATACTCCGGGATCGGCTTGTTGTCCTGAAGGAACGTATCTTGCTGGCTTTGAGTGTACAACTTGTGACAGTAGTGAATGCGATCCTTATGGTGTATGTGAGGATGGTCCTTCTGGTCCTGAGGGATGTTGTGATGATGGCTTATCTGGTCCCTGTTGTTGTGGAGGTAGTGAAG